GAACCTAAACCACCTGAAGGGCGACCAATCGGAAGGCAAGAGCTTTTTTACAAACAGAGTTTTAAGCTCCAATGTTTTATTTTTATGAAATATAGAGAAATGCTCCCTAAAAGACTGATACAGAAATTTCTCTTTATCAATTCTGAACATACATACTATAAGCTTGATAAAAAGGCAAAAGCACTAGTTAAGCAAGCGTACTTTACTACTGCAAAAATGCAGTAAACTTGCCGTGATTTTTTGATTTTCTGACTTGTCTTACTACAACTACCGTGAGATAAAGTCAGAATTTTTATTTTTTATTAAAAAAAATGACAATTTTTACAGGGAAAAAGGTTTGAGTTGGTGTAGGGCTTGAATCCACTAGAGGACAAAAGGCTACTATTGCTTATTGGATGCCATGGACTGACAATACTTTTGTAGATAAGGCGAATATGGAGTCGGAAGCTGGTGTGGTAGATACACTAATGGACTCTATCGGCTCAGAGGTAACTAAGCAACGAGCTGAGGGGACAATCGGAGGACAAGTCTATCCCAATGGGATCGGTTTCTTTTTGAAGGCTTTGCTTGGCGCAGTAGCAACCACCGCAAAAGCTCCAGCTTATGAGCATACCTTTACACTCCTAGAGAGCAATACGCATCCGACATTAACCATTGGAACAAGTTCACCTCTAGGTTCTAGCAGTTATCCGCTCGCAATGATCGAGTCAATGGACTTGAATGCGGAAGTAGGGGGAAAATTAACCGTAAGCGTGAAACTCAGAAGTAAAAAGGGAGAAACCGCTACGCATACCGTCCAGTATCAAGATGAAAAGTGATTTGTGGCAAATATGCTCAAAGTCTTTTTGGCAGATACAGTCGCAAAGCTCAATGCAGCTCAAAATATCTGTTTGCAGAGCATAACACTTTCAATCTCTAAAGAGATTAAAGATATTGAATGTCTCTCAAGCATTGATCCTATTGACTATATCAACGCAGGAGTAAGTATTGAAGGAAGTATGGAAATGATCTTTGAGGATAATACTTATAAAGACTTATTCCTTAACGGAACTCCAAAAGCTTTCAGAATGATTGCAGAAGATACTAAGCATCCAATCAATGGTTCTCAGAATAACACTTTGCAGATCGATCTGAGTAAGGTGCAGTTTACAGACTGGACTCCAGCATATACAACTGATGATATCACGAAGCAATCAGTGAAATTCAAAGGTCATTACGATGTAAAGACTAAAAAAGCAATAGAAATCAAGCTCAAAAACACACAAGCGAGCTACTAACTTTATATTCTCATCTCTACAAAATGAACGAATTGCAGGCAAAGTTTCTTGCTCTTGGTGAGGAACAAGCAAACTCAATCAAAAGTCAGATTTCTTCTTTGGAAGTAAAAGGAGAAGATTCTGATAGAAAATTTAGGGTTGTTGCTTCAACTGAAGATACTGATAGAAGTTGAGAAATAATCAAAGTTGCTGGATGGGACTGGGAAAATTATATGAAAAATCCTGTCATAATCGCAAATCACGATTATCAAATAGAAAATATCGTAGGTAAAGCAACAAAAATTTGAGTAGAAGATGGGAAGTTAGTCATTGAAGGAGTTTTTAGTAAAAGCAATCCACTCGGAGTATTATTAGCTGATCTCTATGATGAAGGGATGGTAAAAACAGTTTCTGTTGGATTCATTCCGAAGCAAAGACAAGAGGACAATCGCAGAATTATTACAAGCGCAGAACTCTTGGAGCTCTCATTTGTGGCAGTTCCATGTAATCCGAATGCTCTTAGTCTTGATCAAAAACAGCTTATGAAAAAGGGGATCGAGGCTGGAATCTTACAGGAAGAAAAATCTGAATTAGAAGCTTTTAAAGCTGAGATATTGGAGGAAATCCACGAGGTAAAAGCTCTTTTGAAGGCTGTGGTAGATGGCAATACTAAGCAGAAAGATGAAGCTAATATCATCGCAAAGGAAACTCTTCAGAGCATCGTTAGGGCTGGTAATGAAGGTCTTGCAATGTTCAAAAAAGCCGTCAGATGAGGCTAAAACCATAAAAGGAAATCTGATTTTTATTCTTATTTTGTAAAAAAATGTTGAACGAAGCACAAATGAAACAAATTGCAGAAGTCTTGGCAAAATCTTTAGAGGATTCAGTTCCTGCTGCAGTAGAAGCAGCACTAGATGCAAAACTCAAGGAACTTAATTTGTCTGAGAACACAGACATCAAAGAAATCAAGGAACAGATTAAGACTTTGGTAGAAAAGTCAAAATTTGGTAATGCTGAAGAAAATCTTGAGCAAACTAAGAAAGACTTTGTTGGAGCATTGGTTTCTCTTAGAGAAGGAAATGCTGAGGCAATCAAAGCAATGAACACAGGAACTGATAGCGACGGTGGTTATCTTGTTCACCCTGAGTTTGAAAAAGGAGTGTTCAGAATCATGGGGAACTATGGACTTTGGAAGGACTGTTCTGTATCTAAGATGAACTCTAATACTAAATATTTTATCCTCAGAAAAGCAGGTCTTCAGGTGTTTTATGTAGATGAAGCAGGAGCATATCAAGATACAAAGTGAGGATATGAAAGAAAAGAACTCACAGCAAAAAAGATTGGAGCGATCCTTTCAGCAACTTACGAGCTTATTGATGACAATGCAGAGGCGAGTGAAATTTGGGCAAAGGCTCAAGAAGAATTTGCTGAAGCTTTTGCAGCTTTCTTGGATAAGGAAGTGTTGACTGGAACCGCTACAGGAAACTCTAAGATGAAGGGTATCTGTAATCTTCAAAACGTAAATGTAATTACAACTTCAGGTAATGCTGCAACATTAACAGCAGATAACTTGATCGATGCAATGAGGAAAGTGCCTTTGAAATATAAGGAGAATGCAAAGCCAGCTTGGTATCTCAGTCAAGACGCTATTGCTATTATTGAGAAGCTTAAAGATAGTGATGGTAGACCTCTTTATAGAACACTTGATAACGGAGAAAAAGGATTCTTGCTCGGATATCCTGTAAAGCTGACAGATGTGATGCCTAGTGGATCCATCGCAGTTAATACTCCATTCATTGCATTTGGAGCATTGAAGCATTTTGCTCTTGGAATCAGAAAGGGACTCAGCTTTGAAGTTGGGTATAAGTCTGGAGACTGGGAGAAAGATATTCAATCAATCAAGGGATCTGCTAGAGTATGCGGAATTTCTCTTGCTGATGAAGCGTTCGCTGTAATCAAGACTCACGCTTAGTCTTTTTGGGAGAATGAGGTATGAAATTCTGATTTCTCCCTTCTTTTTTATTCTTAATCTAAGAAATATCATGAAATACGAAGTAATTAAAGGTAGAATTGATGGTAAAGTGGCTGGAGAAGTTGTAGAACTTGAACAAGAAGTCGCTGAAAGCTATGGAGAGGAATATGTTAAACTCATTGAAGAAGAGGAAACTTCTGAAGATGGAGAAACTAAGACTGTTAAAAAAGCAAAGAATAAGGCTTTAACTTCTGAAGATGGAGAAACTAAGGATGAATAAGGAGCAGTTGATACAAAATTGTATTACGGTCTTGGGGGGTGGACGAGACAAAGCAATGATTGAACTTTTAGTTCAGTCAGCTTTTGCATTTGTTAATTCCTACACTTTCCAAGACTATTCCTTAGATAAGATTGATAAGATTCCTGAAGCTATCTTCTTTGCAGTAATGGATTTGGTAAAAATCAAGCATACTCAAAAACTCGGAATAGCCTCTGAAAGATTGAGTGATCTTACCATGGTATATACTAATGAGGAAGTTCCAAATGCGGTAAAAGTGCTTTTAGATAGGTATAGGATTATCAATGTTGTCTAATTGTAGAGCTGAGGTCAGAAGGCTTGTCTATGAAGATACGGTTGCAAGGGGAAGGCTGACCATAGCAACCCACCCAGCCTATCTCACAGCAGTAAGCGAAAACTCTCGCATTATGGAAGCTGGCAAGTTTGGTAAAACTTATAAGCTCAGTATTACTGCTTGGGTAGATATAAGAGAATCTGATACTATCGTAATTGAAAATCAAGAATACTCCGTGCAAGGAGTAGCTCAGAGAAAAGGAGGGAAACTAGCTTTAACTACAGTAATTCTCGAAAAATGAATGTAACTCTTAAAATCGTAGGAGCAGAAGAAATCGCAAAAAAATTACAGACTTTTTGAGAGATGGATCTAAAAAATGCAAGAGACAAGTGGCTCAGAGAATCTGCAATTCTCCTAGAGTGAGAGGCAAAAAAAGAAGTTCCTGTGGACAAAGGCATACTCAGAAAATATATCAGAAGTAAGATCAATGAAGATCATGCAATAGTATATAATAATATCTCCTATGCGCTCTATG